GGGCAGTCTGGGCGGCTTCGGTGAGCTGTTTTATGTATTCCGTAATTGTAGTATTTTGTAGTAATTTTGAAGCATTAGTATTTGCATACTTTTTGCTGTATCCTGCCTGTATTGCACTCTGGGCGGCGTTACCGCACTGAGCGTAGTATTCGGCGAATTTCTTCTGTCTTTCGGTCATTGGCGGTACACCGTCCTTTCTTTTGGGTATAAGAATACCCGACACCGTTGTGCCGGGCTTCATTAATTAGGCTCGAAATCTAATCTTCCTTTTAAAGCTAAAATCAGTATTTGATAATTCTTCAGCAACAAGCTTCTTAATTCGTTCATTATTTAAATTTTCACATATATTTGGTATTGCTTCAGAATCTACAAAAAATACAAACAAATCTTTTCTCATTCCCAAATTACGAACATGTTCTATAAAACGGCTATGTCCATAAGTCTCATTTCTTGCATATTCTGCATCTTGATCTGCACCACGTACACTGCTGATATACTTATTCACATCAAAAATAAAGTCAATAAGTCTATTTGGCAACGGGGATTGACTTGATTTATCTGCTCTATCCTCGAAAGAAACAGCATCTTTTATCATGTTACAGATTTCAGTTACTTGCTGTTTTTCTTTGATAACATTATATTCATTCGGTGTTTCTTTAAGCACGTTTTTACCTACAGCATCAAGCATAACTGTCATACTGTTAACAATGCTTTCAAGCTTTGCAATAGAAGTCTTTATGGTTTCAATTTCTTTGTCTTCCTTACATTGTTTTAAATACTTTTTAAACATATCAGACCATTGCTTTGACAAGAAATCTTTAATATCTGATATTTTGGTAAATTCATTTACCGGTATCATGTTTGGGCAAAAAATAGAATGAATAAATTTAAAAATTCGCACATCTTTGGTTGCATGAAATTCAATATACTTAGGATTTCGTTCGAACTTTTCCATGTTACTTTTATAAATATTATATTCAGAAAGTACTTTTGTATCGACAAATGCAAACACTGGAATGTTATCTTTTACCGCTGTCTCGAACTCTCTTTGAGTAATCGATATAAAGCTATCCACAATTTCAGATTCTTGAGAACTCGCATTAGAGCCGTATTGACCACCAATTATAAGTACTGCCATATCAGCTGTATGCATTGCTTCATAGCATGATTCGTCTAAAGCTTTATTTGTATCATACCCAATATCTCCATCTTCAAACATAATTGGTTCAAAATCGTGATTGCGAATAAAGCTTGCTAAATCTTCTCGAACATATTTCAAATCATAAAAAGTAGAACTAACAAAAACACGTGGTTTCATATATATTCCTCCGTTCTTATTGTTAATTATATCCTTTTCGGCATTATTTGTCAACATATGTTCTCCGTTTTCATTAAAAATATTTTATATTTTGTCATTTTAAATTATAACACCCTTAAAACGAACAAAACGAACAACATTAACCTAAATATCGATTTATTCTCATTCTTACTCCGTCAGGTGTATTATCTCCGCCGATTTCTACAGCAGTTTTCGTTAACTTATACCCTTTGATGTACCTTAGCTTAAACATATCTCTCGTCTGCTTGTCGGGAATGTCCTCAATAAACCGTTCTACTTCTGCTTTCTGTGCTTTAAGTTCAGACAGCCTTCTTTTCTTGGCAAGATATGTATCGGTATCGGGAACGCCGGAAATCGTGACGCTATGTTTGACATAGGGATATTCGCTCTGTGAGCCCTGCGTGCTGTCGGTTACTGCCGCATCGTTCAACTCTGATTCAAGCTGCTTGATACACTTGCAGGTGTAGCGGTAATCTTTAAGTTTCTGCTTTGTCATTCTATCACTCCCCATAGTATCCGAAATCGTACAAATCATCCTCACGCACAATTTTTAACTCACCATCTCTTGCCTCTACAGCCCACAGCTGAGGATAATCTTCCGTCACAAGAGCTGTGACAAGCGTAACACTGCCATACCTATTGTGGCTGGCAACGCAACCGGGTCTCATTTCGCACTCGTAAAAACTACTCATTTAAATTTCTCCTTTCAAATCCTTCCTCGCCGGTCATCAGCTCGATACACCTCAGCGCAAGCATCAGCTTGACATCGTGATTTCTTGTGCTGTTGATCTCACATCTCAGCTCGTCCGACCTTCGTATATTCTCCTGGTATCCGACCTCTGCCTCGTGATTTTTCCGTGCTTTGTCTGCGTCCTTGCGATAATCGCAAAGATATGCGTCCTTACGTTCTTTGCAAAGTCCCTTCGGAAGCTGACCGCTGCGGTAGATACTGCCGAGCTGTGACAGCTTATCGAAGTATTTATACTCGGCAGGTGGAAAGTCGGTATAATCAAGCGTGTTTTCGTATGCCATATGCTCCAGCTTTTCAAATGTTGCTGAATCATTGAAATTTATCTTCTTCATAATATCTTGTTGCGGGTGTTGCGGGTTTGAGCCGTTTCCCAATACCTTTTATATATATTTATTTTTTTCATTTTTCGTATGAAAGGTTAGAAAAACCCGAAAACCCGCAACAACCCGAAACACCTCCTTATCCGTCAAGTGAAATTCCGATATAAAACTTAGCGTTTGT